ATGGCGAAACACACTAAAGCTCCTACTAAATAAATCCAATCTGGCATATAAACGATTATTAATTTAGTTGCAAAGATACAACAAAAACAATAAAAAACCAAATAAATATGGCAAATAATGAAAAGAAAGTTATAGTAGATGTAGAAATTAAAGCTACTGAAGCACTCGAGAATTTAGCTAAACTTAAGATTAGAGTAGCTCAACTAAAGGAAGAGCAAAAGGTTTTAAGGGAGGAGCAAAAAAATAGCAAGCCTACAAATGATAAGGAATTAAAGGCTTATCAAGAAAAAGAATTTAAGTTGGCAGAGTTAGGGGAGCAAATAAAGTACCAATCCACCCTTATACGCTCTTACCAAAAAGAAATACAGAATAATATTATAGCAGACAAGGCCCAGGGTGATAGCCTTGACGCCTTGAAAGCTAAGTTATCGTTAGCTACGGCTGAATATAACAGCCTATCGCAAGCGGCAAGGCAGGATGTTTACGGGCAAGAAAAAGCACAAGAGATTAAAAGACTCTCCGATGAACTTGTGGAGGCAGAAACCTCCTTAGGTAATTTTCGCAGGCAGGTAGGAAACTATGAGTTAGCAGGAAAGGGGCTTAGAACCACCCTAAGGGAATTAACTGAGGAGCTTACAATAATGAAGCTTGAAGGCAAGGAGACAACAGAGGAGTATAAAAAAATGGCTACTCAGTTGGCGGATTTTAAAGACGCCATGGGTGACGTGCAGGAGGAGACTAAGAATTTGGCGAGTGACACAAAGGTTTTTGACGGGCTTACACAAGCCGTTGGAGGGCTTATGGGGGCGTACGGAGCGTATTCGTCTGTAGTTGGTATGCTCACTGATGCTGATAGCGAATATTTGGAGGCTATGAAAAAAATGCAAGTAGCATTGACGGCTCTTACTTCTTTACAGTTTATCCAAAACATGGTGCAAAAGCAAAGCACAGTATATAAGGCAGCAGAGTGGGCTATCGACAAGATGCGGATTAAAACTACAACTACCGCTACAATAACGGAGACAGCCCATACTGCAGCTAAGGCAAAAGGTACTGTAGCTACTAAAGTGGCTACCATTGCAACGGCTATATGGAATAAAACCCTATTAGCTAATCCTATCACTCTTATTATAGTGGCATTAGTCGCTCTTGTTGCAGGAATAGTGCTAGTGACTAAGTGGATGAGCACTTCATCGGATGCTACTAAGCAGGCAGAGAAGGCTATGAAGGCGTATGAGCAAGCGGCGTGGGCTACAGAGAGGAGGCTGGAGATATTAGAGACCAAGAACAAGAATAGGGCTAAGGAGCAAGAGCAAAGAGGTAGAGAAGAAATACTGGCTCTAAAACGCAATGGAGCCAGCAAGGAAGAAATCGCTATGAAAGAGGCGGAGATTGCCCAAAAGAAAAGAGATTTAGAAGTGCAAGCGTCCAAAGACATTATAAAAGCTAAGCGGGAAGAGATTAAATCGACTGACGCCGCTATTATAGCCCAGAGGGCGTTAGTGGCTGAGACGAAGTACGGCACAGAGAAATATAATGAGCAAGTAAAGGCTCTTAATGAGCTGGTAAAGGCGAGAGACGCTATGGCTCAAACCATAAACGAGAATACAGCCTTAGTTAAAGATAAGGAGATTGAGGCTGAAGAAGAATTGCAACGCAAAAGAGAAGAAGGAGCGGAAAAGGCTAAGCAGGCAAGGGAGAAAGCGTTTAATGATGTGATAAAGAACCTTGACAAGGCTAAGGAGATAAACGAAAAAGCCTTTGAATTAGAAAGGTTAAATAACGATAGGAGTTTTGAAAATAATAAGAAATATGAGGATAATGTTTTTAGGCTTCAACAGGATACGGAGAGGGCTAAATTAGAGACTCAAAGGAAGTTTAGAAAGATAACCCAGGAGGAATTTGAGCAAGGGTTGTCAGTGCTGGCTCTAAGCGAGGACATATACCTTAAACAAAGAGAAAAAAGCATAGAAGAGGCTTACAGAATTAAACTTGAGGGGTTGGATAAGAGTTTAGAAGAGGAGAAAAAAGCACTAACTAAGTCGGCGGAAAAGGAGCAGACGGAGTGGATAGCTATTATGGAGGCTAAATATGATGAGGAATATAAGAAGACAGAGGCTTATGCTATTGAGAGGGACAATTTTATTTTTAAGTCTAAATTAAAGCTTGAAGAAGATATACAAAAGCTTAACAGGGAGAGCATAGTTAAGCAGATTGAGGACATAGAGAGAGCGGTTAATGAGCAATATGAGGGGGATTTACAAAAATACTCCGATAACGAGAGGCAGAAGACTACGATTGAGATTGAACAACTACAAGAGTGGATAAGGCTTAAAAAAGAGGCGGGTTTAAGCGTTTTTGAAGACGAGGCTCAGCTTAGGGCTTCAATGGCTAAGCTTAATAATATTGCCCTTAACACAGAATTATTGAATGAGAACCTAACAGCTCAACAACGCTACGAATTGAAGAAAGCCTCTATTGAAGCTGAATTAGAGCTTTACAGGGGTAATATTGACAAGGAGAAAGAGCTTGAAGCAGAACTCGCACAATTATCTAAAGAATACCAACAAGAAGAGATAAATAATTTCAAAGAATGGGCAGATAACGTTATGGGCGTTGCTTCTGAGCTTAATAATTTTGTTAAGGCGTTAGAAGAGCAAGAATTGCAGGATTACGAAGAGAAAAATGAGCAGAAAAAAGAGTCCTATCAAAGCCAATTAGATAATGGTTTAATATCTAAAGCCGAATACGACTCTAAGATTAAGCAATCTGACCAAGAGTTGGATAGAAAAAAAGCAGAGATAGCACGTAAACAGGCAATAAGAGAAAGGAATATGAAAGCCTTTGAAATACTCATTAACACCGCTTTAGGTATAGCGAAAGCGGTAAGTGCTGCTCCAGTAACTGGGGGGTTGCCATTTAGTGCTATAGTTGCTGCTATGGGAGCTCTCCAATTAGCAACTGTTATGGCAACACCTATCCCTAAAGCGAGCAGAGGTATGCTGCTAAAAGGCAATTCTCACGCACAAGGGGGAACACTTATAGAAGCAGAAGGAGGAGAAGCAATAATCAATAAACGCTCTACAATGATGTACACTCCACTACTATCGGCAATTAACCAAGCAGGCGGAGGAGTAGCATTTGACGGAGGTTACGCTATGCGTAACCTTGCTGGCGGAGGGCTTTCGACCAAAGACGTAGATAGAATGATTAAAGCTATTGAGGGTCAAAAAATATATGTCGCCGTCGAGGACATCCGTGATGAGGATAAGAGGTTCGCCGACATTCAAAGTAGAGGCAATAACAGATAGCCCCTACTCTATTCATATTATTTCGCCTCTGCTTTTGCGGGGGCTTTTTTAATGGTAAAAATCTTTACTAACATTATATATTAACTCTATCTTATTTTTGCGAGTATGATAGAGATAGACATTAAAAGCGACATTGCTAATAAGGATGAAAGCATTTGGATGGAGTGGTTAGGCTTGTCCGAAGCTTTTTCGTTGGACTTAGTTAAGAGAATTTTCGAGGAAAATAAGGAGGAGAAAGACTTTAAGTTCAACATTCATTGCCGTGGAGGCTCCGTTTCAGAAGGCTTAGCCATATATGACTATCTAAGAACGTCAGGCAAAACATTATACACTAATATAGAGGGTTCTTGCCATTCTATGGCAATTATAATGTTGCTTGCTGCACCTAAAGAGAATAGAACAGCTAATCCAAATTCCCGCTCAATCATTCACCAGGTAAGAGCAGGGGTGTGCGACTGGGCTACAGCGGACGATTTAAGAGCTATCGCCGACGATGTAGAGAAAGACCAAAAAGCTATCCTCGACATATACGCTGACCGTACAGGTTATGATAGAGAGAAATTAGAAACTATCATGAAGGAGGAGAAAGAACGCACAACCTCTGAGCTATTAGAATGGGGATTTATCAACAAGATTAATTCATACAACACAAATAGATTAATAACAAAAACCAATCAAAACATGGGAAATTTAAAAAAAGAGTTGAAAGATAAGATTAACTCTTTCCTTGGTGGAGTTGAAAAAATCCTTAACGGCGTTAAGGTTAATTTTGATTTCAAAGGAGAGAATGATACAATTCTTTTCTCAACTGAAAAAGAAGATGACACGTTAGCGGTAGGCGACAACGCCTCTCCTGACGGTACTTTTACTTTGACTGAAGCTACGAGCGAGTATCCAGTAGATACTGTCGTTGTAGTGAAAGACGGTAAAATCGAAAGCATTACAGAACCTGAGGGGGCTGAAAACAATGCTGAATTAGAGGCAAGAAACGCCGAGTTAGAGGCGGAAAACGCTGAGTTAAAAGAAAACTTGACTCAATCCGTAAACCTCATCACAGAGCTTAAGAGCCAAATTGAGAGCTCTTACGTACCAAAAAACCGCTCTAATAGAGTAGTGGTGCCGAGCAAAAAAAATAATAGTAATAACCAAACATCTGAGGAGATGAAGGATGAAGTGCGTCAACGCAGAGAAGCTTTCAGAAACAAAGGTGTTATAGCAAGAAAGGAGAACTAAGCAATGGCATCATTAATAGATTTAGCAAAATTTGCCTTCACTAAGGAGGAATTGAAATCAGTAAAAGAGTTAGTTTATGAAGGGATTATAGAATCCCCTGAATTAGCTCTATTCTGCACTATCCACGAAGGGATAAAATTCAAGAAAGACGTAGGCTTCGTCGGTCCGGGAGGGTTGGTCGGTAAAGCCGGTCAAGGTTGCGACCCAGAGGCTCAGACATGGAATTTGGGCACACGAAAGATTACCTGGGAGCCGGCTCCATGGGAAGTATTTTTGAAGCAGTGCTACAAAGACCTTGAGAGCACTATCGCAATATACTCGTTAAAAACAGGTATTCAAAGAGCGGACTTCACGTCAAGCGATTACATGTCTATCATTGTTGACTTCTTGATTGAGGGTATTAAGGACATGATGATTCGTTTTGCTTTCTTCGGAGATGTCGACGCAGATACTGTTACTAACGGTGGACAGCTAAAAGACGGAACGGATAAAGGCTTCTTCAACGTTCTTGATGGCTTCTTCAAGCAGATAACTACTGCTTACACAGCTAACGCTGAGCAAAGAGTAGCTATTACGGAGAATGCCGGAGTGAGCTATGTCGCTCAGGCAATGGATAAAACCAAAGTTCAGGGGTATTTGGAAAAATTAACCACTCAGGCTAATCCATTATTAGCTCAAATGGGAGGCAACATAATTATCTGCACACAAACATTCTATAACGCTTATAAAGCGTCCCTTCAAGGAACAGGCTTAGAAAGCATGTATGTTAACTTAGTAAATGGTATGAAGACCCTATCTTACGATGGTATTCCTTTAATTCCAGTTCCTAAGTTCGACCAAATCATCAAGGCTTATTACAATAATGGCACTAAGTGGGTTAACCCTCACAGGGCTATTTACACCAACCCTTCAGTTTTAGCTGTAGGAGTTGATGAGATGGGCAACTTTGCTGAAATTGATGTTTGGTATGACAAAAAAGACAGAAACGTTTACTCATTAGCAGCTGGAATGATGGATGCTAAATTGGCTAATCCTGAGTTAATACAAATAGCTATTTAATCAAAGAAAGGAGAAATAATAATGAATTGTGCAGAATTAACAAAAGGACTTATTGCTGATGCTTGTAAGAGAGCTGTATCAGGGCTAAACGGGAGGATACTACTTATGAACTATGCAGATATTGACAGAACCGCCACTACCGAGCTTGACGGAGTGGTGGAAGCTCTGCAATTGAAGGAGGGCAAATACGCTCAAGCCTTCGAGTTCAAAGACACTACTCTTGTAGCTGAGCATAACCTCGTAAAAGAGGCTTATCTTCCTACTTGGGAGCATATTATCAACGCTAAAATCCTGGCTAAAACTCAAGAGGCTAAAAACGCCCTGGAAGTTTTGTCTAAGGCTAAAGTGGTTGCAATTGTTGAAAACAAGGAGCAAGGAGCTGACGGCTCGGTGAAGTATGAAATGTACGGATATGACGCTGGTATGGAGCTTACGGAAAGCAACAATACTACCGCATTCGCAGATGGAGTAGTTTATAATATTAAGTTGGCTTCTCCAGCTAATGAAAAAGAGAGCTCATTACCAAGAACTATTTTTAAAACTAGTGCAGCTACTACTGACACCATGATAGAAGGGTTGTTGCAAGCAGTTACGCCCTAAAAATTAAGTAAGAAATGGGGAAAAAAGAATTAAACGGGATAAACCCTATAATAGCAGGAACAGACAAGGATAGTAATATTCTGCCAATAGTTCCTGAGGAAGATAGAGAGAAGGACAGTATTTCTATTGACCAGGAAGTAACAGCAGAGCAAAGGCTCGTAGCTTTTCAAGAGAAATTTGCTAATAAGAATTTTGCTAACCCTTCTGCAACTAAAGGGCATTTCACTAAGAACCCTGAGGACAAGTCAGAGTTAGAGTACTTGTATAAGGAGATTCTCAAGAAAGAACTTAAGTCGGGATGTAAGGACTGCGTAGTTGACGCTTATGTTGAGATTATGAAGTTTAAAGGAGAAGTCGTTAGGAGCGAATTTGAGCTCTACGCTGGGGCTTTGATTGAGGACAATGTAGGATTTGACGCAGGAAAGGCAATGAGCAATCATAACCTTACAACTGAATTAGTCTTATTCCATTTGGCTCAAAATCCAAAATTAATTGACAAGTTCCAAAAGAAACCAGAGAACTGGGAAGAACTCGTTGAAAAATACAAAGAAAGGGAAAGAGGGTAAAACCTCTTTCCTTCTATCGGGGGTAGGCTTTAGAGCCCATAAGGAGCGAGACCTTGCCACCCGACTAATTAAAATTAGCCATGAAATATTCGACCTTAAAATACCAAAGTGTAATAGAGATAGCCAATAACAAGAGCTTAGGCATTCAAACTATCGGAGAGAACAACGACTTTTACCAGGTAGTTAGGAATATCGTAGGCTCATCCGTTACAGGCTTATCTTGTGTTGGTGTTTATGCTGACTTCCTAACAGGTATGGGGTTGGATAACAGCATCTATGCTAAGGAGGTTAACAGCAAAGGGCTTACATTAGATGCTTTACATAGGGCTATTGTCAAAGATTACGCCTTATATAATGGTTTCGCCGTACATATAAACTATAACGCTTTAGGGCAAAAGGTAGGGTTTAGCCACGTACCATTCGAGCATATAAGATTTGCTCTTATGGATAACGACGGCAACTTCTCGCAAGTTGCATTACACAGCGACTGGGCAAAAGAGTTCAGCAAGTTAAAGAAATTCAAGAAGGAAGATATAGACTTCATAGACTTATATAATCCTGCCGTCGACATTATAGAGCAACAGGCAGAAAATGCTGGGGGTTGGGATAAATACAAAGGTCAGATATTCTACTTCTCAGGAGATGGGGATAAAACTTACCCTATCCCTCTGTTTGCCCCAGCCCTTACCGACATGAGTTCGGATGAAGGGCTAAGCAATATAACTTACAGGAATATTCGCAACAGGTTCATGAGTGGCGGTGTAGTAGTTGGTGTTAAAGGCAAAAGCCCCGATAACACTAATACCGATGACTCAGAGGGGCGAGAAGAGGACGATACCTCAGCAATTCAAGAACAACTTATAGGCTTCCAGGGCGACGAAGAGGCGTGTAAAATAGCTTATATGGAGGTAGAGAGTAAGGATGACATGCCTGAGTTTTTGAAGTTTGAGTCTACGAACTATGACAAAGACTATGACAAAGCAGAAAAAGCTGTTAAAGATAAGATAGGCAGAGCCTTCAAACAACCTCCTATCCTTAGAGCTGAGGACATAGGAGCTGGCTTTGGGGCTGAATTAATGCAGTCAAGCTATAAATATTATAACTCTATTACTAACCCTTACAGGGTAGATGTAGAGAGGGCAATGAGCGAGATATTCACTAATTGGGCAGCTGGCGAAGTAACTAATTTCGCTGTGCAGCCGCTAAAATGGGATGAGGCGTAATGATAATAGATAGCAATTACATAAGAGAGATAAGGGATATAAGTAGTAACGTCGACGATGTTAAGCGTATAGACCCTTATATCGAAGAGGCAGAGAAAGAATGGGTAATCCCTTCAATCGGGGCTAAATTATACAAAGATTTAATCGATAAAGTAGAGAGCGAAAACAACACTACGCTATTAGAAGGAGGCTATTACAATGCTGACACAGCTTATCTATCAGGACTTAAGAAAGCCGTTGCTTACTTAGCCTATTCCCGTTACGTTCGCAATTCTAACGTATTCCTGACCTCATCAGGGGCGAGAACTAAAGGCTCGTTAGAGTTCTCCGATAGTGTGGATGACAGAGCAGTTGTAAGAGTGGCAAATGAAGCAGAGAAGAGAGGAATTAAGTTATTAGACGAGTGTGTAGCTTATCTTAATTATATAGGAAGCCAAGCTGTAAGAGTAAAGAGTAAGAAGAAGTTTATAATAATAGGAAATTAAAGCTATGAAGTTTTACGATGATATGCCTGATGTAGAGGCTAAAGATGATTTACTAGTAATGGTTGGGGATACAACAAGTCCGAACCAGCCAAAGAAGATAACATTTGCTAAAATAAAAGCTTTTGTAAAACAGAATTGGACTATTAACTTTGGCGACTTAGGGAAAAAGCCCAAAATTAATGGAGTTGAGCTTAAGGGGGCGGACAATACACTTGCGGAGTTGGATATACAGCCTGCTGGGAGCTATATCGACGCTAAAGCTCTATCCGATGCTGTAGCTACAACAGTGCTAAAGGACACTAAAGATTTACCTTTGGTTGAAAAAGAATACGATAATATTGTTCTGTACACAAGGGATGAGGAAGGAGAAAAACAAGTTAAAGTATCTTTGCCTGCTCTCATTAGCGAGATAAAGCAAGATATAAGTTTTGTTTACCCAACCTATAAAACATTGGAAGGAATTCAAGACGGCTCAAATTCCCAATTCAAATATAGAGGTACTTTAATAGAAGAGACAGCTGAGCTGTATATAGGGGGACTTCTTTATCCTGTTAATATAGGCTTTGCGTTTGAAGGAGATACTATCGTGATTACAGGAGCTCCTATCCCAACTGCTGAGGACGTAATGAGATTGAAAGCAATATATTTAACATAGGATTATCATGGCGGGGTTAAGGAAAGTAAAGGCAAGAGCAGGGCAGATTAAGACTGTTACTAATGAAGAAGCAGAAACCTTATTTGAAGAAAAAGCAATACCCTATTCAAAAACTGATGGATTAGTAGCTTCTCCAAATGTAAAGAGAATAGAAATACTTAATGAATTGCCACCTCCTGAATTACAGGAAGAGGGTGTACTTTATGGAATTTATATGTAGATATGATAATTATAGGGCAAAATGAAATTAAAAGATTTATACATAACAACAAAGACTTACTTGCTCTCATTCATAATGGCAGGATTATTTGGGGGAGTTACATCCTTATTATCCCTTCAGAATTAGAATTTATGTTTGTTGGGGAGGAGAAAACTTATAATATTATGAGTGTTGGGAAATGGCAAGTTGAGGAATTGTTTGCAAGTGATGCAAGCAGAAGTTTATTAGAGAATAGTATTAATTAAAAAAGATAAAAAGAAATGGCAACTTTAGGTAAATTTGAAGTCACTCCTGTATCGGGTATTGCAGGCACAACAGAAGTTTCGGCAAAATTAGCGACAGCGAACACAGGAAGGGCAGAGTATATTAAGTATGCTAAGCACTATATGACGAATGATACGAGTAAGTTCGCTTCAATATCTCTTAAGGCAACAGGGAAACCTGCATTTATGACTTTGGGGGAAACAACGAAAGAAGTAGCATATAATATCCTTAATTCAACGTTTAATGTAACTGCAACAAATGCAGCGAAATTTAAGTTGGTTAAGGTTAGTGGGAAAACTCTAACATTGGCTGTAAATTCAGGTTATACAGTATCAGGACTTGAAGGGACTTTTACAGGAGACCCAGGGAATACTGCAGAATTTAATTTTCAAATAAAAGTTGCTGTAGCTGCTAATAATACTGGTGCAGCCGTAAGTGCAGAGTATAAGGTTCAATATTGGAATGGTACGACTTACGTAGATTCAGGAACGATAAAACTTACACAAGGTAGTGCGGACGCTGGGTTGACTATTACAGCTGACCCTGCATCATTGGGAAGCTTTTCTAATGCTGGACAAGATAAAGCATTAGCGATTACTTCCAATTTCGCTTACAATATTGTTGAAAATAACGGAGCAGATGTTAGTTGGTTAAGGATATTAAACCAAGCAAAAACTTCTGAAATAACTTCTGGGGTATCAGGCACAACTAATATGTTTATAAGTGTAGAGGCTCAAGAAGTAGCAGCTTTAGCAAGAAGCACCCAAATTAATTTTGTTAACCCTACTTCAGGCACAATTCTATTAACCCTCGACGTTAATCAAGCGGCAGGTGTTGCAAGAAGCATCAGTCTTTCTGTTTCTACATTGAGTTTTGCACAAAACGAATTGAATGTTGTAAAGAACTTCAATGTGATAGCGAACGATATTTGGTATTCAGAAGAAAGTGCCTCTTAATAGCTTATGATAGTAGGAGGTTGGTTAGAAATAAGCACGATGGATGGTGTAGCTGGAACTACCCAAGTAAGTATTCATACACTTAGCAAAAATGATACTTACGAGGATAGAAGTGTTGTACTTAATTTCAAAACAACAGCAGATGAAGTAACACGAGCAAGTCTGACAATCACTCAAACGTCAAACAATTTAATTGTGATTACTTATAATGACACAGAAATAGGAACAGATAATACAAGTATAGGATATGCCAATTAATTATAAAGATATAAGTGAGCTAACAGAAGAAACGAACATTGCAGGAACAGAAAAAGTGCCTGTAAGTGGGACAAAGTATGTTATTTTTAATAAAATTAAGGATTGGATAATTAACTCTCTTAAGACAACAGGGCTTGACTTAGGGGGTAAAGAAGTTAAGAATGCAGGTTTTGAAGTAGTAACTACATTACCAACTACTAATAATTTCGTCGGAAGACAAGTTACCTATCAAGGCAGAAGCTACATTTGGGACGGTAGCGATTGGGTTACTCCTAATGATGTATATGAGGCTAATCTTAAATGGGGAGGGAGAAATATATCAGGTGGATATTCTCCTATTGATGCCGCAATGGTTGATGAATTAGGGGCGAATAGGCTCGCTTTTGCTAAGCCAGCTGGTATAACAATAGAATATTCTACAGATGGAGGAGCTACTTGGTTAGATTATGGTGCTTCGGATTCTGTCAAGAACCTCTTAACAGCATCTGCTACAGCTTTAATCACTGGTAAAAGCAGCTCGAATCTAACTGCTTCCCCTCTTAATATGTTAAGGGTTACATTTGATACTGGAGTATGTAATGTTTATACTATATTAAATAAAATAGTTTTAAACGTTACTACAAATGGGTCTCAAGGTAGCTATGTAACTATTCAGAAAGCCTTACAATCAACTCCAGATAATTATATCAACCACGTAGAGAATATACCTATTTCAGGTTGGTCTGGTTATAACGTTATTAATATACCGAATTTAACTACTTATGGTAATTCCCCAACCATTCATTATGGCAGATTGAGGTTTATTTTTGGGTGTACAGGGTATAGTGGAACTTCATCATCTCATACTGGATTAAGGATTCTTAGCATAAAAGGGTTCGGAGGAGCTGGCTGGGCTACCCCATCTAATATGGCTAAGAGAAATTCTCTATTTACTTATGATGGGTTTCAAAATGCCACTTTTCCTGCCTTGCTTAAGGCAGTCGAGGGATTCAACAAAATAGGCTCTTCGGATTCCTATGTATTATTAGGAGGTGGCGGACACAAACTTATTTCTGACATCAGTAATAAATTGACTAATGCTGTTACCATTACAAATTTCACAACCTTTAACCCAACAACTTTAGGTATGTCGCCTGGAGAAGTCCTCACATTTTATTCCCATGGTGCAACAAATAAACCTTCTTGGAGCTCATCCGTAGCAACAGGGATTATTATACACACATACTCTGGTTATTATAAATATATAGCATATCCTGCATCAGGTATAGGGTTTGCAGTAGGGTATTATTATAGTAATAACTTTCAAGGTTGGGATTTATATGATGCTCAAGGTCTATTAGATTTAGTAAAAACAGTAGATGGAACAGGTAGTGGATTAGACTCTGATTTGTTAGATGGAAAACATGCCTCTGATTTTGCAACCTCTACACACAACCACGACACTGCTTATTTAGGAATTACTGCTACTGCTGCTGATAGTGATAAATTAGGCGGAAAAGAGGGGTCTGAATTTGCTAGTGCTGACCATAATCACGATTATAATTTATTAGATAATTTACCTGCTATATATAATGCTAACCATGATGGAGTTCCTACTGATGATTTTGACTCATTGTACGATGCGTCAAATGATGTATGGCTTTGTCCTCTCAGTATGTGTAATGGTCCTTTGAATAATGATGGCGGCACTAATCCCTCTTATAGTACATCTTTTGAACAGTGTGTAGTTCAGCAATTTGGGCTTAACGATAAAAATACAAAAGTACAAGTCTTATACATTACAACTGGAAATGTAATTAATCTTAGTAAGGGTTCTATATTTTACAGAATGCAAGGTGATAAGTGGAAGAGAATTTTTTCATATTCAGATATTGATTTATTAACAGAAAAATTAGACCCGACAGGTACTGAGAAATTTCCTATTAGTAGCACTAAATTTATTAGCTTAGAGGGGATCAGTAAATTTAGCAATGCTTACAAAATATTTGATGATTTAGATGGCATATTCGATGCCAACAGTATACTTGAAGATGTAAGTTACTATGTTCTAAATAGTACTGTTAACCTTAATAGGGCATCTTTACCTGCTGCTATCTATGGTGATGGGAATGCTAATAATTCTATTATTAGTCCATTTTGGTTTGATTCAAGCATTATTAAAGATAATGCCAACAGCATTCAAATAAAACAAAGAATAGTAACGTCAGGGGTTTCTGTTACTGATAGTGTAGATAATCGCCAAAATGTGATAGCTAAATGTTATATTAGGGTAACTACCCCTCTTGATCCAGGTTATTGGACTCCTTGGCAAAGGGTATTGACATCATATGATGAATATAATGGGCAGGCTGATTGGAATCAAACTGATCAATCCCAAAAAAATTACATCAAAAATAAACCCGACATAATTGCTATTAACAACGAAGTGGATAATTCTGAGTCTTTAGATGATATAACTAATGCAGGTGTTTATCCGTTGGTTTATGGTCGGGAATATCTTAATACGCCTAACCCTGCTTGTGGAACCATGTCAGTTCGAAGCGATTTAGAAGGATTTTTAATAGTATATTCAAAAGAACAAACCATTTCTCAACAAATTCACGATACTATTAATAATAAGTTCTATATAAGAAGTTATGATATTCAAAGTAGCAAGTGGAATTATTGGGAAAAAATCATTACTTGTAAAGCCTCTTCTGGTGAACAAGGAAGGAGTCCAGAAGTTACAGACACTGGGTTTGATTTGGATAAGCAAGAAACTCCTGTTAATACATTTTATAACATAGACACTTCAAAATATAGTAAAGATTTAGCTATTAATATCCCTTTAGATAGTGTAGATAATTATCTGAGAGATAATGGTCCTGGAGCGGGGGAATTTAAAATAACCCTAATGTTTAGTTCTCCTATTGATAACCCTGCTTTAGTTTTTAGTGTTCCCTCTCCTTCAGTAGTTGGAACTACATACACAGTAAATGGCACAGACCCTTCTGGTCATCAAAATATCTCTGGTTTAGAAATTTTAATAAAATGGTATGCTATCGTTGGGGGATTTTTGTTTTCAGTATATAAAGTAAATATATTATAGAAAAGATATGAGAAAAATAGATAAAATAATTTGTCATTGTTCTGCTACTCCAGAGGGTAGAGCTGTTACTGTTAGAGATATTGACAAGTGGCATAGGGAAAAAGGGTATAATGGGATTGGTTATCACTATGTAATTGGATTAAATGGTGAAGAGTGGAAAGGTAGAGATATTAATCTTACTGGCGCCCATACTCAGGGGCAAAATTACAATAGTATTGGTGTTTGCTACATTGGAGGATGTGATAAAAATATGAAGGCTAAAGATACGAGAACGCCTGCACAGAGGATAGCATTATTGAACTTAGTTAAAGATTTGAAGGGGCAATTTCCAAAGGCTACAATTCACGGGCATAATGAATTTGCGTCAAAGGCTTGTCCTTCGTTTGATGTAAAGTTGTGGATTAAAGAAAACAAGTTATAAGATTATGATAGAACTAATTATTACTTCCATTGTGTCAGTGGTTATTTCGCTTGGAGGCTCATTTGTTTTCTTCAAGGAGAAGAAAAAAGATATTGAAGTTGATACTCTTAATAAAGTCATTGACACCCTCCAAGAAGAGAATAGTAGAAAGAAAGAGGACTTGAACAGAAAAGATATGCTCATAGATAAACTCTATGCTGATAATGCTATTTTCAGAGATAAAAACAACGCTTTAATTTATCAAAATGCTCTACTTCTTTATAATAAATGCACAGTTAACCATTGTAATAAAAGAACTCCACCGAGAGATTTTTCAGAGGACAACGAAGAAATAAATATACAGAAATGAAAAGATTAATTTTATTAATTATTGTGATGCTCATGGCATCTTGCAACACTTCTAAGAAGGTTGTTAAGGATAGCGAATTAGTGGACATGTCCACTTTATCCACGCATGAACGCAAGCAGGAAGAGAAGAAATTCTTTAATTCTATGGCGATTGATACCACTTCTGTTTCAGAAATGGAAATTACTATTACCGAAACCACAAGAACAGAGCTAAGAGATGGTTCAGGAGTTACAATCAAGGAGCAAATAAAAGAAACTAAAACTTATACCCAAAAAGAAAATAAAGGTATTTCTCAGGCTAAGAATGATAGTGTTGATTATAAGAGTAATTTAATTAATTCCGATGTAAAAAACGATATAAAAAAGAACGATAAGACTAAGGAGAGTAAGGAAGTTAAGGCTAATACTGGTTGGATTTATAAGTTAGTGATTGGGTTGATCATCATTGCGGTTATTTACTTTAATAGAGGAAAGATTAGTAAATGGTTAGTTAGGTTAATAAGAGGGCAATAAAAAGCCCCTGAACTTCTTTAATTGACTCCTACATCAATTAAAGATTAAGGTGAATACGCACCAAGCACAAGGGCACAATGCCTTTGTT